GTTTGACTCGCTGCGAGTGGCAACGCAACTGGCCGGCCAACTGCGCCTGTCCAACATTCAGCAGTACATGACCGAGCACAAGGTAGTGCGCATCGTGGGCCAGAACAGGCCGATAGAGTGGCTGGAAATCAACAAGCCAGACCCGGAAACAGGCGAGTACCTGAACGACATCACGAACGCCCAGCTTGACTACATCGTGAGCGAGCAGGACTGGAATGCCAGCCTCAAGCAGTCGGCCCTTGCTGAGTACATGGAACTCATCAAGATCGTGGCTCCTACAGCGCCTCAAGCTGTGGTGAACCTGCTGGACCTGATAACCGAGCAATACAACATCTCGGACAAGGACGAGATCGTTTCTCGCATCCGACAGTTCAACGGACAGCGTGACCCAAGCCGCAAGCCAACGCCGGAGGAAGAGCAGGCCATGGCCAAAAACCAGGCCAAGGCGGAAATGCAAGAGCAGATCCAGACCGAAACAGCTCAGGCCCAATTGGCGAAGCTGCAGAACGAGGCCGAGAAGATCGGCGCCGACAAGGTGGCGCGCATGGTCGAGGCGCTGTACTCCGCACTGCAGGCCGGGCAGATCGTGGCCCAGGTGCCCGGCGTAGCGCCAGTGGCAGACCAGATTGCCAAGGGGGCAGGCTACCAGGACCAAGGCGGCATGGACCCGCAGATTCCAGCAGCGCAGCCCATGCCTATGGCCATGCCTGAAGAGCAAATTCAACAAGAGCAGATCCAGCAAGCGCCGGAGCTTCAGCAAGCTGACGGGGTGATGCAGGGCATTGAAACACCGCAAGCCGATGGGCTACGCGGGATGTAACCACCGACCGAGAAGGAAGAGATATGAGCACCGATCAAGATGATGGCCTGACCGACTCTGAGCGCGCCGTGCTGGCCGAGCTGGGTGAAGATGTCGATGATGGCTACGACACGGATGACGGCGCGGGTGATGCTGACGGCGATGATGCCAAGCAGACGGCCGGTGCGCAGAATGGCGCAGCTACTGGTGATGCAGTAGCTGCCGACGATACGCCAGCCGAGCCTACGCGCAACACCGAGCCGATCTACAAGGCGGAAACACCTGCTGATGTGGACGCCAAGTTAAAGGAAATCCAGCAAGCCCGACGCCAAGCCCGGCGTGACTACGAAGAGGGCGAGCTGGATGAAGACCAGTACGATGCCAAGCTTGATGCGCTTGATCAGCAGCGCGACACCATTAACCGGGCCATCACGCGCGCTGAAGTGTCAGCAGAAATGACCCAGCAGCAATTGGTCAAGTCGTACACCCACACGGTTGAGACGTTCATGGCCGACATGAAGCGCTCAGGCGTTGACTACCGCGATGCCAAGAATGCCGAAGCAGCCAAGTACCTCAATGTGAGGTTAGTTGCATTGGCTCAGACAGAGCATGAGCAAACACCTCAAGCGTGGCGTGACCTTATGGACGAGGCGCATGCGCTGACAGCGATCAAGTTTGGTCTCCAAACAGGCAACCCAAGATCGGTCAAGCAGGCGCCACAAAATCGCCGGCCTGACCTGTCTGGCATCCCCCCGACAGTAGGCCGTGGGCCTGGCGCAGCCAATGCCGCAGTGACAGGCGATGAATTTGCGCACATGGAGAGCCTATCTGGCATTGCACTGGAGCGCGAATTCAGCAAGATGACCCCTGAACAACAGGATCGGTACTTAGCGTGAGCAACCGTGTCGTCATGGAATTGAAGGTGGGCGAGTCTGTCTCTGTGGCTGGAGTCGTCACCGTCAAGGTCCAAGAAAAGACGGGGCGAACCAAGGCCCGGCTTGTTTTTGAATTGCCCAAAGGGGTCAAGCTACAGCGCGATTCGGTTAAGCCTGAGAAGGCCGCCGATGTTGTCTGAAGCCTGACCCAGGCGGGACCATAGCGGATGGAATCCGCGCCGAGCGCAGGACGCGCTCCTATCAACACCGTTGAAGGAGTGTTTCTATGCGTACCAATATCGGGGTGAATGATCCCCAAGCAGTCAAGCGCTGGTCTACCAATCTGGCATCCAGTGTCATCAAGAGCGCGTATTTCACGCGCAAGTTCATGGGCAATGGCAAAGACGCCAAGCTGCCGATTCAGTGTCTGACCGACCTTGAAGGTGACGCCTCCGATGAAGTCACCGTTGATCTGCTGATGCCCATGAACATGGAGCCGGTCATCGCTGACCAGACCCTGGACGGCCGTGAGCAGCCCCTGAAATACTACACCGACAAATTGCGCATCGACCAAGTGCGCGGCGGTGTTGACCTCGGTGGCCGTATGACACGCAAGCGCACGCTGCGTGATCTGCGCGCCGATGCCAAGCGTGCCGCCACCGACTGGTGGAAGCGCCTATTCGACGAGCTTCTGTTCATCTACCTGTCTGGCATGCAGCCGGCCAACGATTCGGGCTACGTGTGGAAGGCGAACAACCCGTTTTTCAGCGTCAACGGCATCACTGCCCCCGACTCGATGCACCAGATGTACGGCAACGATGCCACGTCGAAGGCCAGCATTGCCACCGATGACTTCTTCAATCTGCGCTTAATCGACCGTGCCGTTGCCAAGGCCGAAACGATGGGCGGCGACGGCTCTGACGAACTGTCAATGGTACCTGTTGAGATCGACGGCGAGGATGGCAACTACGTCGCGCTGATCCACCCGTTCCAGTTTGATGCCCTTAAAGCAGATACCGCTGTTGGTCAGTGGCTGGACATCCAAAAAGCTGCAACGACTGCCCAAGGCACCAAGAACCCGATTTTCTCGGGTGCAGAGGGCATCTACAACGGTTGCATCATCCACAAGCACCGCAACGTGCTGCGTGGCGCTGATGCTGGCGCAGGCGGCAATTTGCCTTGGGCTCGTGGCCTGTTCTTGGGCTCTCAAGCTGGCCTGCTGGCATTCGGCATGCGCGGCACCGGCTTGCGCTTTGGCTGGACCGAAGAGATGCGCGACCACGAAAACAGCGTGGCCATCGGCACCAACACCATCGTTGGCGCCAAGAAGGCGACGTACAAGTCCAAGGACGGCGCAGTGACCCGAGACTTTGGTGTCTTTGCCATGGATACCTATTGCAAGGATCCAAACGCCTGATGACGTTTCCAGGGCTTCGGCCCTGGCGCCTCATTGACAAACCCCGATTTTTGAATTGAAGGAGCGCCATCATGGCCATCATCAAGACCAAGACATTCACCAATGTCAGCCCGCTCTACACCCCTGACAACGCCGAAGTTTGCGGCTCGCCAATTCGTGTGGATTTCCCCAGCACTGCGCTTATTGCAGGCGATCTGATCCTGCTGGCGACTATCCCCGCTGGTGTGTCGATTGCCGACTATCGCGGCTTCATGCCTGATATCGACAGTGGCGGCTCCGCAGCTTTTGCTTTCTCACTCGGCGTGGCAAACGCTGGCCTGACCGACTTGGCCACTGTGCTGCAAGCAAGCCTTACAGTAGGTCAAGCCTCGGGCGTTTTCCGCGCGACCAATGCTGACCACATCGCACTGGATTCGACGGTGGATCGCGTGCTGGCCATCAAGGTGACGACTGCTGCCGCAACTTATGCCGGTATCGGCAAGGTTGGCCGCGTCATTGTTGACCTCGAAGGCTGATCAGGTCTCTAGGTGGGATTTGGGCGGGCTCTAGGGTCCGCCCCTTTTTGATCCCACCTCATATCTCACCCACCATTGAGAGGAAAGATCCATGCTGATCCAAGCATTCCGCCGAAAGAGCGATTCGACCCATGAGGTCAACGGCAAGGCGTACAAGTTCAACAAGAACAACGAAGGCCACTTCGTTTGTGAGGTCACGGATGACGGCGCAGTTAAACGCTTCCTTGCGATTCGTGATGCATTCAAGCCCTATGGCGATGAGGCTACAGCCATGGCCGCAGCATCTACGCCTGAAGGTGAATTGTCTGGCCGATTTGTGCTTACAAACGGCGATGCCCGCATCGACCTGGCAGCCATGACCGATGACGAGGTCAAGGAATTCATCAAGGCCAATGATCTGGACGTCGATCTGCGCAGCCGTGGCGACAAGCTGCGCGAGGCCGTCAAAGCTGAATTGACTGGTGCCTAAGCCATGTCGATGACGGTGGCCCAAGTCATTGATGCTGTGACAGGCGATCTGCAAGATGCGGGTAATGTCAGGTGGGCACGAGCAGACATGCTGCAGTGGCTCAACGATGGCCAGCGTGAGATTGTGCTGTTCCGGCCTGATGCGTCTACCTCTGTCATCGACCATACGCTGACTGCTGGGTATCTGCAGGCTATCCCCAACTCGGCCATTAGGCTGATGCGGGTCATTGCCAACTTTTCAGGGCGGGTGTGCAAAAACGTTCCTGTTGGTGTGCTGGATGACCAAAAGCCGGCGTGGCGCAATGATGCTCAGACGGATACGCCCAAGGCGTGGTGCTACGACGAGCGCGACCCAAAGCGCTTTGAGGTGTGGCCTCCTGCTAGTGCCTCTGCGAAGCTGAAGATCCTGGTGGCTGTTGCCCCAGCAGACTGCGCCAACGAGGCTGCAAGCATCACCCTGGACGATCAGTACAAAGGGCCGCTGATGTCGTACATCCGGCACCGCGCATACATGCGTGACTCAGAGGACGCCTCCAGTTCACAGCTGTCTGCCGAGGCCTAT